AATTACAAAGTTACCAGATGGTTCTGGTGTTTGTATAACAGCATCAAATGTTTTAAGTCGTAAGACTTCTAAGGGTGTAAAGTTAAATATTAAAGGAAGAGTAAGTATTCCTAATAATAAACTAGCCCATCTCATTAATCTGTCATTCTTCTAGCATTTAAATTAGACTCTATATGATTATGTATTTCATCTAATTTTATACTACCTTCTCTTAAAACAGATTGTAAAGTTGAATACTCTTCATCAGTAAAGTAAGGCTTTAATTGTTCTATATCTGTTACAGTTCTTTCTGTTATGAGTTTACCGGCTCTATCATAAAGAACTTTATAAGCAAGAAGTATTGCTTCTTCTCTTTTCATTATTCAAATCCTGCGAATGTTATATTGTCTTGTCTTCCTCTTAGTCCTGCTTTCATATATGTAGTAGCTCTACCTTCAAAAAAGTTTTGATGTTCTACTCCTGTTACTTCATCAATCCAACCAAGAGGATTTTCTTTTTGATTGTAATTAGTTTTAAGACCAAGTTGTAATAATCTTCTATCAGCTATGTATCTATTATAAGCATACATATCTTTCTTAGTTAGTCCTTGTATGTCTCCCATTTCAAATACTAAATCTAAAAACTTATCTTCTAACTCTACCATTTGTCTACAAATATCATAAAGTTCTTTCTTAAAATCATCTGTCCATATTTCTATGTTTTCTTGTATAAACTCTCTAAATAATTTAGTCATAGCCTCTACATGTAATGATTCATCACGAATAGAATAAGTAACTATTTGTCCCATGCCTTTCATCTTTCCAAATCTAGGAAAGTTTAACAGGATTGCAAAGCTACTAAATAATTGTAGACCCTCTGTAAAAGCAGAATAAACAGCAAGAGTTTTTGCTATAGTTTCTTTTTTAGCTTTTGTAGGTTTAAAGTTCCCAACATAGTCATGTTTGTCTGACATCTCTTCATAGTCAGCAAAAGCTTTATACTCTATGTCTGGCATTCCTACTGTATCAAGTAGTAAACTGTAGGCGTGTTGATGTATTGACTCCATATTAGCAAAAGACCCCATCATCATTCTTGCTTCTGGCTTTTTAAATAAAGGCATATACTTATCTATATATCCTGCACCTACATCTACATCTGATTGTGTAAACAATCTAAATATTTGTGTAAGTAAATTCTTTTCTTTGTCTGTTAAATCTTGCCAATCTTTTACATCTGTATGTAGTGGTACAGATTCTGGCATCCAATGCATTTGATTTTGTAATACATAGTAATCAAACATCCATGGATATTCAAATGGTTTATAATAATCTCTATTGCCCAACAAACTCATATCTATTCTCCTTTAGTATTTTTAAGTTTTCCGTTGCCTCTGCATACTCTTCAAATAATTTAGCTACAGTTTTTACTGTACTAGGATGGTCAGCTACAGCTACACCCTCTCTAAAATATAACTGAAGATTACATAAAGCTTCTGATTGTTTTGCTAAGTATCTATCATACAAAGCATCATATAATTTTTCTTTTATCATGTTATCCCTCACATGCTATACATTCCACTTCATCTAACCTGATTCTTGGAACTTTAATGTTTACATTCTCTACACTTCTAGCTGCGTTAGACCTAAAATAATAGAGTGATTTAAGTTTATTCATACCATACCAATGCACATCATTTACATATTGCATATAGTCATCATGTATTTGTTGACTCTCTGTTGCTTTTGGTAAAGTAAAAAATAAATTTACGGACTGTGCTTGACATATAAACTGTTGTCTTTGATATGCATGTTCTACAATCCATATTTGATTTATTTCATTTGCTGTTTTAAATATTTCTTTTTCTTCATCTGTAAGAATATCTAAGTGTTGGACTGAGCCATCATTACCTGATATATCTTTCCAAAGATTTTCTAACTTCTTACCTTTTAATCCTTTCGACTTAAAAAGCTTTTCCAAGTATTTGTTCTTAACTTGATAACTCCCTGATAAAGTTTTATGAGTATAGCAATTAGCTCTATAAGGCTCAATACTAGGAGAAGTCCCACTACATATAATCCCACTACTAGCATTAGGAGCAATAGCCAGTAGATTAGCATTTCTACGACCTGAACCATGAATGTCAGGAGCTTCGCCCCTTTCAACAGCCAACTCTTTAGTAGCCTCATTAGCTTTTGATTTAATATATGTGAAAGCTGTGTGGTTAAATCCAGTTGCGAAAATACCCTCAAAAGGTATGTCCCTAGACTGTAGATATGCATGAAACCCCATTGCACCCAAGCCGAGACTTCTCTCTCTATATGCCGAATAGGCAGATTTAGTATATCCTTCTTTACCTTCTCTAACATATGTTTTAAATCGTTTAAAATTTGCACTATATTCTCCTAGTTGAGTTGTATCTATAGCATTGTCAATATAATGTTGTAATACATTATCAAGCATAGTTATTAAGTCTTTAATAAAGTAATCATTCTTAGACCACTTATCAAAGTTTTCTAAATTTACAGAAGATAAACAACATACTGCTGTTCTTTCTTCATCAGTTGGTAAAGTAATCTCTGAACATAAATTACTTTGTTTAATTTTTAAACCTAAATCTTTTTGTCCTTTTGGTAAATGTTTATTACAAGTATCAATATTAATCATGTAAGGTTCTCCGGTTTCAGCACGAGCATTTATTATTTGCCACCATAAATCTCTAGCATTAATAACCTTTACAGCTTCATTAGTTTTAGGGTCAATCAATCTCCAATCTTCATCATTCTTTACAGCTTCTAAAAATGCATCGTTAAGATTAACTCCGTTATGTAGATTTAAATTTTTTCTATTTATGTCTCCACCTGATTCTTTACGCATGTTTATAAACTCTTCTATCTCTGGATGAGATATATCCATATATGCAGCATAAGAACCTCTTCTGGTTGTACCTTGATTAAAGGCTAACATCTGAGAATCAACTACATGCATGAATGGAATTGAACCAGTTGAACGACTGCCATGAGCAGTAGGTATACCATTGCTCCTAACATCTCCCCAGAATCCACCGATACCTCCACCCGAACTAGCCAACCATATATTTTCATCGAAGTGAGCAGATAAACCATCCCTGCTGTCAGGTACATAATTAAGAAAGCAAGAGATAGGTAGCCCACGAGTTGTTCCTCCGTTACTAAGTATAGGAGTGCTAAACATGAACCACCTGTGGGAACTGTAATCATAAAGTCTTTGAGCCAATTCATAATCTGTTTCTCCTTTAAAGGTTGCTCCAAATACTGAAGCTCTGGCGAAAGCTTCTTGAGCATGTGTTTCATTATCCCAAAAATATCTATCTTTGAGTGTGTCTAAACTAAATCTATCAAAGTTTTTTTCTCTGTCATAATCTATAACAATACCTAAATAAGGTTTACTTCCTATCTTATCTTCTACCATCTTGCTCCTCTAAATATAATGCAATAATTGCATAGTGTATAATCTTTAACAGTTCTGTTCTTTTATCATCTTTCTTGCCATATCTCATAGCATACTTCATAACATTACCAATACTAAAACCTTCGCCATGTCCGGCATCTATAATCATATCTGTAGCTTGATACTTACCATTAGAATAGTGTTGAGTATAAGTACTATTAATATAATCTTCTACTAAATTTAAAATTTTATCTTCTTTAAATTTATAATTTATTTGTTTTTTCATAAAAGTTCTTTTACTTTTATGTCAGGATTTCTTTTTACTTGTTTGTAAAACCATCTCAAACTATAAGCACTTAACATAAATTTATTATTTGCAAAGATATGTGTTTGTTCTGGTAAAAACTCATGTAAGTTCTTTACATTTATTTTAGTTTTATCTTCTCCATCCGGTGTCATAGTTCTTAACCAAGCTATTAATAAATGTTCTGCTTTCCTTCTTAACTGTTTAGACTTCTTGCCATTCATAATTCTTTACCAGTTGCCAGTATCTTAATATACTATTAAACATTTCTTTATGTTTCTCATGTGATTCTGTGTCCCATATATGACAAAGAACTAAACTTGTATCTGCCCTATCTACAAAGATAGAAACTCTTGTAGGCTCATCTATATTACAACCTTGAGCATAAGCAGAAAGTTGCATACCATGTTCATCATAAACTAATTTAGCAGGGTCTTTACCTTCAAGATTATCTTTAGTTTTAAAATCCACAAATATTCCTGACTTAGAATATAAGTCTATCTTACCACCATAACCTTGATTAGCACAAAAAGAATCTTCTGCTATCCAGTCTTCATTAGGAAAGTTTTCATCTAACCATGCTTGTATAATTTTATAAGGTCTTGATTTACTTTTACCGACAAAACCTTTTTCTATTTGAGCATGTATTTTAGTTCCTTCTTTTGCAGCTTTTGAACCAATCTGTTTTGCATCAGCCTTACATCTATACACAAAAGAATCCATAGACTCTTCATCTCCTATGTCTAAAGTAGCTGCAGATTTTATAGCTTGAGTTATCTTCCAGTTCTCTAATGCAGGTTTAGCAACCATGCCAAGAATAGTAGTAACAGAAGGAACAAGTCCTATGCTTTTAGCATCTCTTAGTGTGGTGTTTCTCTCTTTACCATTAG